GCGCATACACCGGCACTAAAGACCATACCACCGCAATTCACAATATCAAACAAGCAAACAACCTAATTGACACGGAAGATTGGTTTAAGGACAAATTAAAAAGAATTTGCCAAAAGATTGAAATTACGGAAAATTAGTTTATATTTGCAGATATATAAAAATACATTAACGGAAGTCCAGACGATAATGTGTTTAGTGGTTAAATAATAGCCCCTGGTAGCTGGACTCTATTGGGGGCTTTTTTATTTTATTATGGCAAAAGACCCTGCATTCCTATTTTATAGCAGTGATTTCTTAAACGGAGTAGCTGACTTAACAATGGAAGAGAGAGGACAATTTATTACTCTCTTATGTTTACAACATCAAAAAGGTACACTTACAGACAAAACCATTAGGTTATCTTTAGGTTCGGTTTCGGTTGATGTTTTGAGCAAGTTTTTAAAAGACAAAGACGGAAATTTTTACAACGAACGGCTAAGTGAAGAGATTGAAAAACGCATTCAATTTACTGAAAGCCGTAGAAACAATGGCTCTAAAGGTGGTAGACCTAAAAATAACACAAAACCATTAGGTTTAGCTAAACATAACCTTATGGAAGATGTAAATGAAAATGAAAATGAAAATATAATTATAAATAAAAGTAAATGTACTTTTGAGCAAGTTTACGAATATATGTCAATCCGGATAGGAACAGATCAAGCAAAGATTGAAGCTGAAAAATTTGTAAATTACTATGAAAGTAATGGTTGGAAAGTAGGGAAAAACCCTATGAAAAGTTGGGGAGCAGCCGCAAATAATTGGATAACAAACTCTAAACAATATGCAAAAGGAACTACAAACAATCAACGAAAGCTTGATAAAAACGAACTCGAGAACCTTAGAAACTACAACTATATCCACTCTACTTCCTATGGAGCAGGAGATTATGACCGCCTTTTCGGGGGAACGAATGAGGAACATAAACTCTACCATATTTAAGCAGAACCTTATTTACTTGATGCAGCTTGTAGGTATTAACAATCCTGGAGATGTTAAGTTGGCAATCCTTGAAGATTGGATAAGAACTGAGTATGGTGGCTTTACAATAAACGAAGTTAAAGTAGCGTTTAAGCAAATGGTAGCCAATGACTTTATAGATCACTACCAGAACTTTAGTCCTGCATACTTTAGTCAGGTTATGGATAGGTATAAGAAAAAAGCAAATGAAGTAAGAAAAATGATGCCACAAGAACGAGTTGAAGCAATCCCACACTTAACCGATTTAGAGATAATTGATTACAGTTACCAGGAATATAAGGTTCTGGAAAATAGAACTTTTGATAGGTTGTTTAACCCATTATCCGTATTTACAAAGCTTAATAGTTCAGGCATTAAAGTATGGACAAAAGAAGATGGCGCACTTGCTAAAAAGAAACTAATGGAGATTATTACCTACAAAGCTAATAAAATGGACATAATAAGCGCAAAGCAGTACAGAGACGAATGGACTGAACAATGGCTCAAGAACCAGGCACGAGCCGTAGCCGTAGCTTTATTTTTTGATTTGCAAATTAAAAATGGTAAAATTTCATTTTCTTAATATAGTTTTGTAATATGACCGCAAACGAATTAACCAAAGAAGCTATCCAGACCCTAAATAAAAACGGGTGTTTTGTATGGCGTAACAATAACTTAGCGGTTAGGGGTCGCACCTTCATAGGTTTAAAAGGAGTTCCAGATGTAGTAGGCTTTCACACACAAACAGGAGTTGCGGTTTATTGCGAAACAAAAGCCATAGGAGATAAACTTAGCAGTTATCAAATAGCTTTCTTAAACTTAGCAAAGACGGCAAATTGCTTCTGTTACATAGCGACCGAAGATAATGGTAAACTAACCTTAAAGGAGTATGAACAAGAATAGTATCATATTAGAACTTTGGGAAAGCCGAGAACTTAAGGAAGCAATAGACAAGATGCAGCCTGAAGATTTACGAGAAGATTTAAGAAGCGAACTATTTAAGGTGCTATGTGAAATGGAAGAGGATAGGTTAATAGATATGCGCACACGCAACGTATTAAAGTTCTATTTGGTTAGGACTATGATTAATATGATGCAAAGTAACACAAGCCAATTTTATAGGACATACCGAAAACCTTTAGAAGTAGAATTAACAGTACACGATAGAGACGAAGATTTACTTAACAAAGTAGAAGATGAGTTATCTAAGATGCACTGGTACAAAGCGGAACTTTTAAGAGTGTACGCAATTAAGCATAACTGCAACGCTAAAGAATTAAGCAGGGTAACCGGCATACCTTATATGTCAATACATAGGGAACTAAAACTAACTAAACGTGAATTAAAAAAACAATTACGCAAATGATAATTATAGCAGCAATATGCTTTGCAATTTTCTTTGTAGAGATACACCAATTTCATAGAAAATGGAAGTTAGATTTTAAGCCTTTTAGTTGCACAAGTTGTTTAGCAGCTTGGAGCGGTTTGGCTTTATATTTACTACCTGCAATATGTACCGACATAATTGCGTTTGTATTTATACCAGGAGTTGCAGCACCTTTACTTTCAAAAATAATGTGGAACTTATGGAAATAGAACACCGCAACTTTTTAGACCAACACGTTGGTAATTGGCATACAGTACAAAATGGTTATGTGCGTAATATTGATTTAGACATTTTAAAAATGTACGAGCATATTTATCGCAAGTATATGAGTCCAGATTTTATTCTAACAGTATGGTGCGGTAATTGTATTTTCGATATGATTAAACGTCTATACACTTGGTACGAAGAACAACCTAAACCTAAAAATAAAAAAAAGAATGGCTAACTTTATCCACCCTACCGCTATAATTGGCGATAACGTAATTATCGGAGACGGAAACTACATTGGTGCTTATTGTATTATAGGCGACAAAGCAGAGCATAAAAAGTTTTGGCAAAAAGAAAAAGGCAAAGTTTACATTGGAGATAACAATGTTATTACAGGACTTGTAACAATAGATGCAGGAACGGAGATTGACACATTCATTGGTAATAATTGTTTCATAATGAAACACGCACACATTGGACACGATTGCACAATTTTAGATAATGTTACTATAAGCTGCGGAGCAAAAATAGGTGGGCATTCAATTATTGATAAAGGTGCTAATATAGGACTAAACGCAGTTTTACATCAGTTTGCAAACGTAGGAGAAAATTGTATGATAGGTGCAAGTGCTTTTGTAAAAGGAGATGCAAAACCAAATACTAAATATGCAGGAGTACCTGCACGAGAAATCGGCTCAAATATAAGATAATGAAAGTAGCTATTTTATTACTTACACAAAACCGACACGATTTAACGCAGCGTGTAATTAACCAAAACTTTTTTAATAGCGGTTACAATGCGGACTGCTTCTTAATAGATAACGGCAGCGACACGCACGAAACTTTTAACTATCCGTTTACAGGTTATGACTTATCAAAAGAAAAACGAGGCATAGCAGCAGGAGTAAATGCAGGACTTAGGATAACCCAGAATTACGATGCGGTTTGTTTATTAGCGAATGACATTTTATTACCACAAGATTGGTTAGCTAAGTTTGTATTGTTTGCGCAAAGAATAGAAAAGACAGGGATAATAGGAATACATTGCGTAGAAGATTTGCCACCAATAGTAGACGGGGTACATAAAACACACACACCTTTTGGCGATAACTTTATTACTCGTGAACTTATAGATGCGGTTGGCGGTTACAATACTGAGTATGACCCATACGGAATGCAAGATAGAGATTATGGGGAACGTGCAACTATTACAGGCTTTACTAATTACTACTTGCCAGATATGAGGTCGGAACATATAGGACACGATGTTGGCAACGGAACGGAATATAGACGAATGAAAGACGAAAGCTTAGCACGGGCGCAAAGCGTTTGGGAAAAATACCAAGACATCTATCACAACCAAAAGAATATAAGATGCGAATACTTTGTATAACTTCAGCTAATAGCGGAGTTGGACTACACCGAATAATGATGCCAATAGTACACTTAGAAAAGGAGTACGCACTTATTACAGATGTACTTAATGACGAGTTATTAGAGCAAGGTTGGGATATTGTGTTAATGAATAGAATGCTTAACGAGATAGATGCAAAGCAAATGTACACTTGGCGTACTAAGTACGGCTTTAAGTTAGTAGTCGATAATGACGACCATTGGGAACTTAGCGAAAGCCATTTGTTATATTTGAGATACAAGCTTTACAACATACCTAAACAAATTACCGATTACTTAAAAATAGCTGACCTTTGCACTTGCACACACGAAAGGTTGGCAGCAGAGATTAACCCATACAATAAGAACGTTCACATATTACCAAACGCATTACCTTACGGGCAAGAGCAGTTCCAGGATAACAAGACCGAAGATTACAAGGTTAGATTGTTTTGGTCAGGTAGCGGAACACACGAAAGGGATATTGAAATACTAAGGCAACCTTTTAAAAGGTTACAAGGTATGAATATTAGAACTGTTATTGCAGGTTACAATGACGGGGAGAAACCTATCTGGGATAAAATGATTGATAGCTTCACTTGCGGACTAAAGCTAAACCCTACGATCTATAATTATGCAAAGGTTACGGAATATATGGGAGCATACACCGATAGCGATATTTCAGTTATCCCTTTAGTAGATAATAAATTCAACGCTATGAAGTCTAACCTTAAGGTATTAGAAACGGCTGCTAAAAAGAACCCTGCCATAGTTAGCTATGTCAATCCGTACTTAGATATGCCGGTACACTACGTTAAAAGTCAGAAGGATTGGTACAAACACATCAAAGATTTAGTAAGCGATGCGGATATGCGAAAGGAAAGCGGACAAAAGCTATTTGAGTTCTGCGAAAAGAAGTATAACTTTGACGAGATAAATTTAGACAGAAAGTATATTTATAGTAAACTATGCCAGTAATAAAATGCTCAAACGGAAAATATAGAATAGGCTCAGGCGGTTGCGTTTACAATACCGAGGAGAAGGCAATGCAAGTTTGGAAGGCTATCCTTGCAGGTGGAAAGTTTGCCGAAAGTTATACCGACTATCCTGAGTCAGCTACTAACAATGCAAAGAGGGCTTTGAAGTGGGTAGAAAAACACGGGTGGGGTTCTTGCGGAGAAGCAACAGGCAAAGCAAGAGCAAACCAATTAGCTAACAGAGAAGGAATAAGTAGAGATACTATTGCTCGTATGGCTTCGTTTAAAAGGCATCAGCAGCATAAAGACGTTCCTTACAGTGAAGGTTGTGGCGGTTTAATGTGGGATTGCTGGGGCGGTACGAGTGGTATCGAATGGGCCATTAACAAACTAAAAGAAATAGACAATAAATAATTTGCATACTTAAATTTTTTAATTATTAATTAACGGAAAATTTAATGGGGAAAGTATGCAGAAACACACACAAATATATTTGCAGGGAATGGGGTATAAAAAAACGGACTTCATTCCTTGCGAAGTGTGTGGCTCACAAGCGGTAGATATACATCATATTGAGGCAAGAGGTATGGGTGGCAGTAAAGACAAAGACACGATAGAAAACCTAATGGGATTGTGTAGGAAGTGCCACATAGAATACGGAGACAAAAAACAATATAAAGAGTTCCTAAAAGACATACACTCAAAGAATTATGGCAAAGATTAAAGAAAATAGTTCAAAGGTAAACTTCGGAAAGCGAAAGCGAGGCTCTGCAAAGAAGTCCTTTAACAAGCATAACCCAAGACCTAAAGATTACAAAGGTCAAGGCAGATGAGAAAGTTATGGGCTATATGGTATTTATTAACTCACAAAGTTTACTTCTTAGCGGTATGTAAGACAGGTAAAGACGGAGACGATATGACCACAATAGGACACTACACGTACTCAATGGCAGAAACTTTAATAAATAAGCACATAGCAGACGTAGATACTTACTTAGATCAAGAGGACGCAATAGACGAAGCAAACGATATAATTAACGGCATACTATGATACAAAACGTACCAATCAACACAGTAAAAGCAAACCCAAACAATCCCAGGATAATTAAAGACGATAAGTTTGCAAAGCTCGTAAAGTCAATTAACGAGTTCCCACAAATGCTAAACCTTAGACCTATTGTTGTTAATGACGATATGGTTGTGCTTGGTGGCAATATGAGATTAAAGGCTTGTAAGGAAGCCGGACTTAAAGAGATACCAATTATCAAAGCAAGTGAATTAACCGAGCAGCAGCAAAAGGAGTTTATAGTTAAAGACAACGTAGGCTATGGAGAATGGGATTGGAACGACCTTGCAAATAATTGGGATGCAGATCAACTACAAGAATGGGGTTTAGATATACCTGGCTTCGATAATTTAAGTTTTGAAGATAAAAATAAAGAACTAACTTTAGATGATATTAGTGACTCAATGACTATAAGTTTAAAATATACTGAAGAGGAATATTATATAGTTAAAGAAAGCTTATCAAAAATAGCACCTACACCAGAACAAGCAATTTGGAAATTATTAGGCAATGATTAAATACGAATATAATAATTATAAATTCCCTTATAAATGGAATTTAACTGATGGCTATCCAGCAAAAGGTATAGAATTAAATGGCTTAAAAGTATTTGGAACTTTTATTTGTGGTGGTGGCTCAACAATGGGTTATAAATTAGCAGGGTTTACACATTTAGGCGGTGTTGAAATTGACCCACAAGTAGCTGATATATATAAAACAAATCACAATCCAAAGTATTTATATAATCAAGATATAAGAGAATTTAATAAACTTATTGATTTACCTGAAGAGTTATATAATCTTGACCTATTAGACGGAAGCCCACCTTGTTCTACATTTTCAATGGCAGGAAGTAGGGAAAAAGCTTGGGGTAAAGAAAAACAATTTAAAGAAGGGCAAGCATTTCAAACATTAGATGACTTAGTATTTGAATATTGCAATACAATTATAAAACTAAAGCCAAAGGTATTCTTATTAGAAAATGTAAAAGGTATTATTTTAGGTAATGCAAAAGCATATTCTAAAAAGATTGTACAAACAATGGAACAAGCAGGATATAATGTACAAATATTTCTTTTAAATGGTGCATCTATGGGAGTACCACAAAGAAGGGAAAGGGTATTTTTTATAGGACATAAAAAAGAATTAAACCTTAAACCTTTAAGATTAGATTTTAATGAAAAGCCGGTCCTATATAAAGATATAGAAGATGGATCAGTAGGTAAATTAATTACAGGAGAAGCTTTAAATCTATGGAATATTTGTCCTGAAGGTAACTCTTTAAGTAAAGTACACCCTAAAGGAAATTATTTTGGTTCTTTTAAAATATCACCTAACATAGTTTGTAATACTATTATAGCATCAGATAGTAGCCCTATTTTACATTATAACAAACCTAATTATATATCTGATAGGGATTTATGTAAGATTGGAACTTACCCTTTAGATTATAATTTTAAGACATTAAAACCAAAGTATTTAATAGGTATGAGTGTTCCCCCTATTATGACTGCACAAATAGCGCATCAAATTTATTTACAATGGTTTAAAACAGAAGGATAACAGAATGAGCAAAGAACATTTAATACCTTACAAGCCCGGTCAATCAGGAAACCCAAACGGAAGACCTCGTAAGTATGTAAGCCTACTCAAAGAGCAAGGATATAAACTTGCTGAGATAAACGACACCATACAAGCTATGATGTCAATGGACTTGGACGAACTTAAAACAGTATGGGATAACCCGAAGGCAACAATACTTGAAAAGACGATTGCAGCAGCTATGCGTAAGAGCTTAGAGAAGGGCAGCCTTTATAGTTTAGAAACTTTGCTTACACGTGTTTATGGTAAGCCAAAAGAACAGATGGACATTCAAACAGATAATAGAATAGAGATAGTATTTGTAGACGGCAAGACAATTCTTTAATGCGGATAGAACTACCTAACGGACATATAAATCAAAAGAAAATACTTGACTGCGAATCCAGGTACATAGTTGTAATGTGCGGTCGAAGGTTCGGCAAATCAGAACTAAGCCAGATAAAATGTATTACAACCGCAATTAAAGGGGGTCAGGTTGCTTACATAACCCCTACCTATAAATTGGCTAAGGTATTCTTTGAGAAGCTTTGCAATAGCCTTCCCTTCCCTAATAACAAATCGGACTTAAATATCAGTTTCCCTAATGGTGGCAAGGTAGAGTTCTTTACGGGGGAACGCTTGGATAACCTAAGAGGGCGCAAGTTTAACCTGGTTATAATAGACGAGGCTTCCTTTATATCTGACTTAGAAGACGGGTGGCTAAACTCGATAAGACCTACCTTAACTGACTATAAGGGTAAAGCTATATTCCTTAGCACCCCTAAAGGTAAAAACTACTTCTTTAGTTTGTTTAGCAAAGCAGAACCCGATTGGCAAAGCTTCAAGTTCACTACATACGATAACCCTTACATTGACCCGAATGAAATAGACGATGCCCGAAAGCAACTACCAGAGGTTGTATTCGAGCAAGAGTATATGGCAAACCCTGCGGAGAACGCAGCAAACCCATTTGGTAGCCAACATATACGCAAATGCTTACACCCAGTAACAACAATGCCGGTTGTAGCTTATGGTATTGACCTTGCTAAGTCAGTCGATTGGACTGTAATAGTAGGATTAGACGAAGATGGAAACGTGGCTTATTTTGACCGCTTTCAAATGGATTGGCACAATACTAAGCAAACTATACTTAGGCTGCCTAAATGCCCTATCCTTGTCGATAGTACGGGGGTTGGCGACCCTATCCTTGAGGACTTACAAAGAGAAGGGGTAATGATACAAGGCTTAAAGTTCACAAGTTCAAGTAAGCAACAGCTAATGGAAGGCTTACAGGCTGCGATACATCAAGGAAAAATAGGCTATCCTGAGGGGATAATAAGCCAGGAGCTTAAAGTATTTGAGTATCAGTATACTGCAACGGGGGTAAAGTACTCCGCACCTTCTGGCTTCCACGATGACGCCGTAATGGCTTTGGCTTTGGCTTGGCAGAACTTTAGCCTTAAACGTGGCACGGGCAGATATGCCTTCCTTTAACCGCTTATCCTTAATATTTACCGCTCATCACAATTTTAAAAAAAAGTTTGCTCATTTGATTGTGGAATGTGAAAAGGTTGTATATTTGATATATCAATTAACAACAAAAACAAAACACAATGATTAAGGCTTTTCAAATTTACAAAGAAGGTACAACTGATTTTTGGATTACAATTTTAATTCCTGAAGCAGAATTTACAATAGAATTATTACAATTTAAACTTACTAAGTTCTTAAGTTTAGGTTACCAAGTACAAATGATTAACACACAAAACTAAACACAATGAAAAAAGAAACCGCACAACTTTTAGCCGTATTTTTAGTAGCTTGTTACCTTATTGGACAATTACAAGACATCTACTCAAAATGATTTACGCTATCTGCCTTCTGCTAATTGCAACAGGTTTTGTAATAGCAGCATTATTTGACTACACAATTAAAAACTATGACCCAAAGCAACAAAGAATATATAGACAAATACTACGCAAGTGAGCCGATTAGCATAATGATGACTAACATTGATGCTACCTATCTGGAAATACTTACTTACTGCAACGAGAAGGGTTACGAACCTTCTAAGCGTAGATTAAGAAAACCAGAACATAAGTCACAAATCGGCTTTTTTGACATAGATAATTACAAACCCGAAACAATATAAAATGGAACTTCAACAAATCTTCGAAACAACAAAAGAACAAAGGGTGGAGTTTACCCACCAATTAATTGAACGCTTAAACGCAGGGGAACTTGACCCGTTAAAAACACATCTACAAGTTAAAGCCTTAGAGGATATGCTTGAAACCCTAAAGGCAAATAAGGACTACAAAGACGCAGTATTACAAGCAGCCGTATTAAACGGGAAGGACTTTGAGTATATGAGCGCAAAGTTTAACATTAGGGAAGTAGGGGTTAAGTACGATTACACCAAATGCGAAAGTCCTGCTTACGATGAGATAATGACCGAGTACAATAGCGCAGCTAAAGCCAAAAAGGATATGGAAGAGTTCCTTAAAAAAGTTCCGCATCAAGGTCTTGATATTATTAACGGAGTTACTGGCGAGGTTACAAGAGTTTACCCACCTGCTAAGAGTAGCACAACAAGTGTAGCCGTATCATTAAAGTAATAAAAATATTGTACTTCTTTGCAATTTGCTTACCTTTGGCAGCGTTATGCTACATAGGTGGGCATCTTGCTTATGAGATAATGTTAAAACTAAGAAAATGACTTGGAACGATTTAACAGTTTGGCAGTACCAACAGATTTATCCGATAGTAACTAAGCCTGAGAAGGATTGGACTACATTAGACGTAGAAAGTAAGCTTGTAGGTATTTTGCATAACCTTACCGACACGCAAGTAGATAGCTTAAGCGTAGGGGAGTTTAATAAATTAAAGGTAAATTTAGCCTTTTTAGACGATAAGATTGAAGGTAAGCCTGTTAAGTACACCGAAGTAAACGGAAAACGTTACAGGTTTATTTATGATGTGCAGCAAATTAAAGCAGCCAGATACATAGAAACTAAAGTATTTAGCACGGACTTAGTTGGTAACCTGCACAAGTTAGCAGCCTCGATGGTTATTCCTCAACGCAAAACTTGGTACGGCAAATGGGTAGATGACAAATACGATGCTTCCAAGCATAGCGAGTATGCCGAGGACTTACAAGGGGCAAATTTTATGCACGTTTACCAATCCATTGTTTTTTTTTATCAAGTATACAGAAATTGGATAGAAGTTTCCAAGGCTTATTTGGTAAAGGAAATGATGAATCAGGGGATGACTTCGGAGTTGGCACTAAAGGGGGTTCAAACTTTATGCGAGATTTTGGATGGCAGTATTGTGCCAAATCTGTTGCCGACCACGAAAATATCACAGTTGACCAAAGCTATGAACTAAGCACAATACAATTCTTAAACACGCTATCCTATCTAAAGGCTAAAGCCGATTACGATAAGGAGCAACATAGGAAACTTAAATAAGACCGACCCTGCCATTTTTGGTGG